CCAACATCGTCGCTAGAGCCATGTGGGATGTAGGGGCCTCGGACTCCAGTGTGGAATGGATGTTGTACGTCATCAGCCGTGAGTCAACGTGCGACTCGTCTGTACACAACGGGGATAGGAGCACAGGCGACGATTCATTTGGACTATGCCAGCAGAACAACCTGTCTGGCTGGTTTGACGAGGGTGCGCTGTTGGAGAATTACGACAGATTCGCCTTTGCATCTGATTTTGCCCTCAATGCTGAGTCGTGTGCCGTGATGTGGGCAGAATGTGGCAAAGGTCCTTGGACTAGAGGCGATTATGGGTGCTCTACTCCTAGAGAACTGAGGTAGTATCGGCATACGGAGGCCGTATGCGTAAGATATCCTTTTTACCTTTATTTATATGGGTTTTCTCCGTATTGTACGGTGGAGTTACGAGCGCTGCTAGTTACACGGTCACCGAAGAATCTGATTGGTATTTCACCGTAGATCAAGATCAGACGCTCGTCGTCATCTATGGCAACAGCAATCAATCGTGCCAAGAGGCAACAGTTGACCCATACCTGTGGCTGTATGACGGTAAAGACTCGCTGATCGCATACGACGACGACGGCAACTTCAATGAGCAAGACCAGTGCGTGTCGTCAAAGATCTACACGACGCTGGATGCTGGCGACTACCGCCTACGCGCAGGCTATTATCCTGAGCAGTTAGGGCTTGGGAACACGCCTGAGTGGGGAAGCGGCGAGTACGAACTCATTACAGAGTTCAGTTTGTTAGGCACAGACACTACTACGTCTACTATAGTAACCACCACTCTTCCACCGACCACCACCACCACCACCACGTTATGGGAAACAACTACAACTTCTACCACGACAACCACCACCTCGGTACCTGTACAGGAACCTCTACCTGTCCCTTCCTCTACGACGACAACCACCGTCGTTACTACCACGACAGTGCCTCCCACGAGTACGTCATCGACAACGACGACAACTACTACGTTGTTACCGACGACGACATCGTCATCTACGACGACGGTACCTCCGACTACAACGACAGTCGTTCCAACGACCTCTTCGACAACTTCTACGACGAGTTCAACAAGCACTACGACCACACCGACGACGACGCTCGCACCGCCGCCGCCATCGACTACGTCAACAACCACGACTACGACAGTCCCCCCAACGACGACTTCTACGACGACTTCTACGACGACTTCTACTTCGACCACTTCCACGACGGTGCCGTCGACAACCACCTCATCAACAAGCACCACGACTACGACTGAGGCCCCTAAACCAGCCCCCGCCCCTGCTGTGGCGGCTATAATTACCCGTATACAGAACGAAGAACTTGCCGAGTCAATGGGCGAGTTGTTGAGTGACGAAGACGAAATAACTGTAGAAGTACTCCACAATGTGATTGACAATGAGGACTTCGACAGCCTTGATGAGGAGACTCTAGAGGCCGTCAGTGCGGCTCTATCCGAGGCTCCAGACGAGGTTAAAGAAGAGTTTGAGAGCGAAGTAAACGTGTTTGAGGGATCGTTTGATACGTACGTCCCCACTGGCTCAAAGATTGATGTAGGGACCAGAAGAACTGTTGTCGCTGTAACAGCCTCCATGTCGGCAGTCGCCGCCGCCCCCGCAGGAGGTGGCAGAAGGAGACGCTGATGTTTAAGAAACTCTTCAAAGAGGGTCACGCCCTCGTATGGACGGTATCAGGTACGGCTTTGGTACTGATTACTCTCTCAGGAGATGTCCTGAAGTACGCCCTGTGGATCAGTGGCGCATCCATTGTGGCTCACATGATCGGCTTTGCCATCTGGGGTGGCTCAGATGAAGAGTAAAGTGCGTATTGCTGGCGACATCGGTATTCGCTTATTCGCTACTTTCACTGCCTCAGCCCTGAGTATTATCTCCGGTGCGGCCATCATTGGTGATATCCCTATGTACAAAGCCGCATTGCTTGCCGGATTTGTGGCCGTAGCCAATGTCGCCCAGCGTTTAGCCGCCGCCGCTATCGACGGTGATCTGACGTCGGAGGAGATAGATGAAGCGTTTCTGGGAGCAAAAATAACCAGAAACTAGATACCGCACTATCCCCTTACCGGTATGGTAGGGTATGTACGTCCGATACACCTATGGAGGTATCTATGTTTGATCCAAAGTTTCTCAAGGACGTTGCCGAGCGTGCCATTGCCACGTTTGCCCAGACCCTCGTCGCCCTCGTGGGAACGAACGCCGTCGACATCTTGTCGGTTGGCATTGGTGACTCGTTGAAGGCCGCTGGCGTAGCCGCTGGCCTCTCGGTCGTGAAGTCTGTCGCTGCTGCCAAGGGTCCAATCGGTGACTCGTCAGCCAGCGTTGTTAACCTCGGTGGTGAGTGATGGGTCGTCCGTACGTTGGTTGGGACGGTAACGCCCCCGGAAAGCGTGCCGGTACCGAGAAGTTCATCAAGTTGTTGTGCGAGTACTTCAACAACGGCATTTGGAATAATGGTTCGTGGGGTGTCCGTAAGATGAACAACCCCCGTGTCACGGCTTGGTCCGTTCACGGCACGGGACGCGCTTTCGATGTTTCTTGGCGTAAGTACCGCAACAAGGGTTTTGGCAACTACGACGAGGCTGTCAAGGTTGTTGAGTTCCTCGCTGAAAATGCTGAACTATTCCAGATTATGGAACTCCACGACTACTACCCGAAGCCCTATGGTAGGGGTTGGCGCTGCGATCGTGAGTCGTGGCGTATCTACGACAAGCCAACCATTGGTTCTGCTCCCGGTGGAGATTGGTTCCACGTTGAGGTTAGTCCTGCGGTTGCAGATAACGAGCAGTTCTTCATCGACGCTTTTGCCAGTCTCAAAGGTGAGGCTCCTGCCCCCGCTGTTCACGCACCAGAACCCGCTGTCAGCGCCGTCACTCAGCCTTCTGTTTCCGATATGTCGGACGGACACTCCCTCGGATATCCCGGTGAGAGTGTGAACCTTGGCGACAAGGATAAGCACGTCAAGATCGTTCAGGAGAAGGTTGGCGTTAAGGCTGACGGCGATTTCGGTCCGGTGACCGAGCAGGCTGTCAAGGAATGGCAGGCTGCAAATGGGCTAACACCCGACGGTGTTGTAGGACCTAAGACGTGGAAGGTCATGTTCGGGTCAGTCAGCGTTGCCCCCACCAGTGACTACCCCGGTAGTCCGGTACAAAAGGGTAGCCGAGGCGATGCCGCTCGTAAAGTTCAAGTCGTCGTTGGCGCAACACCTGATGGCTACTTCGGCCCTGCAACGGAACGCCGAGTCAAGGCATGGCAGCGCAATAATGGTCTAACGGCTGACGGTGTTGTTGGCCCCAAGACGTGGGCGAAGATGTTCTGAGGCTGTGAGTGAAGAGTATCTCTGTACCGTTCAGGTTTACCGGTGGTCGTGTCGCTACTACTCGTAACAGCGACGCTATTGCACGTCAAAAGATTGTTGACGTACTGACCTCCGCACCAGCCGACAGGATGGGGCTACCTAACTACGGGGCAGGTATCTACAGCCTGCTGTTTGAGCCTATTGACACCCTCGTTGCCTCTGACTTCAAAACAGACGCTATTACAGAGATCCAGAATAGGATCTCAGGGGTCACCGTTCATGATATAAATATAGAACAAGGTGCCTTTAACGAAAGCACAGCGGAAATCACGGTCTATTACTCGTTGCCACTTAGTCCAGCAAAGACGCTGACATTTACCATTGCTAGTCAACTAACAGAAGAAAGTCCGCTCTAATGGCCTCTTTTGATTACTCAAGCAGAGACTACAGCACGATCAAGGCAGACCTCCTAGCGAGGGCGTCCCGCATTGCCCCCGAATGGACAGACCGTGATCCGGCTGACTTCGGTATGGTACTCGTGGACCTATGGTCCCAGATGGGTGACGTTCTACATTATTATGTAGACCGAGCCGCTGGAGAATCTTTTCTCAATAGCGCAACACAGCGAGAATCAGTGCTGGCATATGCCAACCTGTATGACTACGACCCCGCTAGTAGGACCAGCGCACGAGCAACTGTGACGCTGCGTAATAGCGGGTCAGAAAGTATCACTCTTCCACGGTACACACGCTTTCTTGCACGGTATGACGACAGTACTTATCAGTCTTACCTCATTGATCCGGTAACCATCGACAGCAACTCAACCGCTACGGGGTCGCTTGCTCAGGGCACCATTGTGGTGTCCCCGGCTGAGACCCTCACCAACTCATCAACTGGTGGAGACGCACAGCGTTACCGATTGTCTAACCGTGACGTGGTCAAAGAGTCGGTAGTTGTAACCGTCTATGAGGACGGTGTGAATCCTACTGAGTACCGTCGTGTGAATAGGTTGTCCGACGCACGAGTCAACGACCGGGTGTTCTTGTTGCGTACAACTGCTGATGGTTATATCGAAGTCGTGTTTGGTACGACCGTTAGGGGTTTCGTACCCCCATCAAACTCGCTCATAACGGCTGTGTACGCTTATTCGCGAGGATCTCTTGGCAACATTCCTGCCAACAAAGTAACTGCGTT